TCATCGACGTCGATGACGACCGCGATCCCCTTCGCCCGCAGGACACCCACAGCCTGCGCCATGAACGCGTGCGTGACCCGCTGGAGAACCACAACGTCCACGCCATCGACGAGGACATCGCGGACCGTGTCCCGCTCCATGACCAGCCGCACCGACCGCGCGTCCTGCCCGACCACGGTGACATCGTGGCCAGCCGCCGCACAGTGCTCGCCGGGCCAGATCATGCGGAAGCTGCCACAGCCCCAGCGGTCGGCGGCGTAGACGGAGACCTTCACTCGGCTGTCTTCCGGGTGCGGCGCGTGCCGGTGGGGGCATCCTGGACCGTCTTGGCGGGTGTCTTCTCCAGTGCGTCGAGACGGCTTCGGAGTTCAGCAACTTCTTTCTCCAGCGCGGCCAACTGCGGGTCGGTGCCAGCGGTCGCGGTGGGCGTTCCGACGCCCAGGAGTGCGGTTGCTTCCTCGCGGGCGAGTGTGCGGATGCGTCCGTCCAAGGGACTGCTCATCAGTTCGTGTCCTCTCCGTTCGGGGTCTGCCGGTTGGGCACTGCGTAGGTGATGCCCCACGCGCCAAGGACGGCGAGGACGATCGTGACGCCCTCGCCGGTGGTGAGCACGTTGTCCTGCACGGCGGTGACTGCGGCGGCCGCGCCGGCGGCGATGCCGGACACGATCGCCTTCGCGATACGGGAGATCTTCATGGGGTCCTCGATTCGGGTCAGGCGTCGGCGACGTCGAGGCGGACGTCGATGGACTCGATCGCGCTCTTCAGTTCGGTGACGATCGCGGCGGGGTCGAGGTCGCCGAGCCCGGCGGCGAGCTGGGCGACGGTGGTGACGAGCTTGTCGATGGTCTGGCCCTGCACGTCCAGCTTCGTGGCGAGCGTCTTCACGTCCGCGCTGGTGCCGCGCAGGTAGGCGTAGGCGTCGAGGGGCTCGTTGGTGCCCTTGTACGTCCACGGCGCGACGGACAGCCGGTCGTACACGGACTTCAGCTGTGCTGCCTGCTCAGGCGTCATGTCGTCCTCCTGGGGTGGGGTGGTGCCGGTCGCGCGGGCGACGATGCCCGGGAACACGACCGTCTTGAACTGCTGCACGCGGGCGTCGCCGGGGCAGGCTGTGCCGCCGGTGGACCAGTCGGCGAACAGGCGGTGGTAGCCGTAGCCCGGGTCGGATGCGGTGCGGCAGATCCGCAGCGGGATGCCGTGCTTCTGGTGCAGCCACACGCCGACCTGGATCAGCTTCTCGATCTGCTCGGGGGTCCACGGGTCGGTGTGCTTCAGGTTGGACGCGGTCTCGATGGACACGGCGCCGGTGCCGTCCGGCCGCAGGTTGGCCCGGTAGTTGGCGTCGGCGCGGGTCTCGGTGCCGATGAACTGGCCGAGGCTGCCGTCGTAGTCCAGGCCGAAGTGGGACTCCAGGTTGGTGGAGTCACGCCAGTACTCGTAGATCCGCTCCTCGTCCCACGGGGCGGCGATGCTGTGCATGATGAACTGCGTGGGCCGGATCGCGGGCTGCGAGTCGGACTCGGGCTGCAGCTCCAGCTTCTTGGCGAACGGGCACCAGGCCATGGCCGCTCCTCAGGGTGTTTTGACGATGTAGTTGGAGGCGCCAGCCTCGACGGCGTCGAAGTCCGCGGGAACGCTGTGGCGTCCGATGGCGTACGAGTGCGGCGGGCACCAGGCCGCGTAGCAGCGCGCCGCCGCCCGCGCCATCTGTTTGGCCTGTGCGGCGTAGGTGGACGGCACGACGTACTCGACAGCCCCAGGGACGCTCCCGATCTGGGAGCGGCGCACGACCCACCTGGCGTCCGCTACCGCCCCGGCGATGGCGAGCTGCCGAAGCGCGGTGCCCAGCGCCGAATGGTTCGGGTCGGTGTCCCCCCACCAGGTGGTGTAGTGGCCGGCGCCCGGGGCCTGCGCCTCATAGGACAAGATCAGCGCCTTGGCCTGGTCGACGGTCAGGTTCGCCGTGCGGCTGTCCTGGCGGAGGTGGATGTTCTCGGGTCGGATACCGAGCTGCGCGCACTCCTGGAGCATCTCCCGGTCCCGCGCGGCGGCGAACTCCGAGGGGGACAGCGGGGCGGGTATGCCCTCACGCTCGGGGTAGTGGTAGCCGCCCCACCAGCCGTTGGAGTCCAGCCCGTTGAGGGCGTCACGCATCGCCGACGTCGAACCGTCGGTGCCCAGCACCGCGTGCACGGTCCGTCCCACCAGCGTGTGGTGAGCGACGACCTGTCCGCCCCACAGGACCATGTCGTCCTGGTGAGGCGGGTAGAAGAACACGGCGCGGCCAGTCGGGTCAGGTACGGGGTCAGTGGGCATGAGAATTCCTAGCCGGTCAGAAGGGGATGACGGTGATTTCTCGCACGGAGAACGTCGCTGTGGTGGCCGCCTGCGTGTTGTATTTCATGGTGAACGTGTTCGAACCCGCAGTGAGTGGAAACAGAGTGGCGCCCGAATAGCGCACGAGAGTGTTCGCGGCCATACCGTCGCGGGCGATACGAACGGTGTTGTCCGCGGTGAATGTGGTTGCCCCGGACACTGAGAATGAGGCCGAAGACGCTACGTTCGCGGTGTTGTTGTTGATCGCCGCCGTGATGATGACCAGCGCCTGCGTACCAGTCGTCACCGTCACCGCCGGGCCCACCGTCGCCAGATCACCGAAGGAACTGGACGTTGTGGTCTCCGCTGTTTCCACGCGCGCCCTGCTTGGTGTGCGGGCAGCGAGGGCATTCACCCCTGTGGCCACGAAGATCTGACCGGCTGCTGTTGCTTTCGCAGGCGCCGTCTCGTTCAGGTTGTCCCGCACATGCGTGTTGAACTGAGCGGCGGTAAAGACCGTATTGCTGACCGCCGTCATCGGCGCTGTCCAGGCCACGGTTACACTCCCTCGTATTCGCGTTGCTCGGCCCGCAGTTCCTCGGCGGTCTGCCCGTGCGGCAACCCCAGCTTGACGGCCTCTACGTGGCCGGGCGGATACCAGTTTCGGGTGACGGGGACGGGCCGTTCCAGCAGCGCCTCCCAGATCGCGTCGGCGTCCGCAGGCCATTCGATGTCGGCGACCATCAGGCAGCCGCCCTGGCCCGAGCAGTGGAACGTGCCCTGCCGGGGCTCCAGACGCATCGCGTTCGCGCAGTAGCGGCGCGGGCAGTCCGCGATCCACCGACCGTGATTCACACGTGCGCGCGCCACCGTGACGATCAGATTCACTGCCCCTCCTCAGGTGCCGAGCTTGTTGGTGTCGAACTCCGACTGCGTGTCCCAGATCCACACGGTGTCCGGGTCGCTCGCGGCGATGGGGTCGAAGAACCCGTCATCGAATCCGGCGCCGGACTTGTCGAACGTGAACGGGTTCTTGTTCGGGGCGTCACGTTCCTTCTCGCAGCCCAGCACGAGGGCGTGGATGGGGGGCCGGGAGGGGGCGATGCGGGTGATGGTGTGGTCGAGCTGCTCGATGTAGAACGCGGCGTTCAGCCCGAGTTCGTCGTTGCGGATGCTGATCAGGTCGGACACGGTGCGGGTGAAGATGTGGCCGAGGTGGGTGGAGTCCTGGGCGACAATCCGCATGGAGACGATGGGGCGGCGGGTGGCGTACTGGCTGACGATGACCTCGGCGACGGCTTCGACGTCGTTGGCGGTGGCGAGGAGGATTTCCTGCGGGTAGGTACGCAGGCCGTGCAGGCTGATCGATGCCGGGTCCTGTTCGCGTACCTGGACGGTGCGGTCGACAGCAACCGACCGTGCCCGGAGTTGCATCGACAGAATTGTTGCGGGGCCGCCGGTGGAGGTGACGCGGATGATGGTCGACTGCCCGGAGTCGCGGGTGAGGTCGGCGGTGACGATGCCTGTACCGGTGTAGGCGATGTCGGGGGTGGCGCCTGTGGTGGTGGGTGCGACTGCCCCCAGGAAAGGGTCCGAGGCGACCGCTTTGATCTCCACCGTCTGTCCGGTGAGGACGGAGAACGGCGACGACGTGTTCCATACGGCGGTGAGGTCGGAGCCCATGAAGCGTTCGTCGACGTCCTGGAAGACGTCGTTGACGATGTCGCGCCATCCGTGCTGGTAGGTGAACGGCGGGGTGTAATCAAGGCCTGTGACGGCCGGTGAGTCGCAGGCGACGCGGGCGGAGGAGAAAGCGGCCTGTGCGGTGAGGGACTGGGTGCGCAGCAGCCGGTGGTGCCGGTCCCGGAATGTGAAGGTGCCGTCCGGGGCGATGTAGGCGATCGAGGGCGGGCCTTCAGCGTTGACGGCTTTCTGGACGGCGTCGAAGGCGGTGGTGCCCTCTTCCCACCAGTAGTGGGTGAAGCTGGCGCCGGTATCGATGTCGCGGAGGTCGGCGTCCCATCCGGCCTCGTCGAGGATCAGGTTGACGATTTCTCCGGTGCGCAGTCCCTGATATAGAGCAGTGCTGATCTTGACGCTTTGGAGGGTGGACAGCCCGTCGAGGGCGGTGAAGTCGACGTTGCGGTCGCTGCGGTCGGGGTGGACGGTGAAGTCGTTGAGGCGCCCCGAGAACAGCGGGTAGGTGCTGCCCGCGTAGTCGGCTTGGATGCGGGTCTCGCGGCCCGGCTCCAGGTCCCCGTACAGGCTGCTGGATGTGTTCTCCGGTGAGTACAGGCGCTCCACGTTGCACAGGGCGAAGGCTGCGTTGCCGACTCGGCCCGGCGACAGTTGGCGCTGCTGGTCGCGGCCGTAGGAGATGGTGATGGTCCGGTCGAGGACGTCGTCGGTGACGTCGTCGAACGGGTCGATGAAGTCGCCGTCGGCTGCCCAGTCGACGGCGATCTGGTAGGCGGCGCCCGTCACGCAAGGGGACCACGTCATCGGGCCACCCCCAATGGAAGGCGGCCTTGCAGGCGCAGCCGGTCCAAGGCCTCGGCGAGCCAGTTCTCCATGTCACGGCGGGAGGCGATAATCCCGGCGTTGGTCAGGTTCATCGTCAGGTTCACCGTCGTCTGCGCGGCGACGGTGCCAGCGCGGACGGCGCCCACGCCGAGCGCGGACATGTCGCCCGCCGCGGAGCCGGCGCGGGCCCCGGTGCCGATCGTGCTGAAGGGAGCTGCCACCGTGGCCGCCATCTGGGACGCCGCGCTGTGGACGCTGGCCTGGGCGCCGTTCAGGCCGACGACCATGCCGCGGCCGGTGTCGCGGCCGATCTCAGCGAACACCTTCGACGGCGAGGAGATGCCCAGGAGGTTCTTCGCTCCCTCGATGGCGCCGCCTACC